ATGGGTAGACCTAAACATCAAAATGCAGGTAGTGCTCCCCTTGATAATGTTGGAACTAATTATAGAGAAATTGTTATTTCCGCAGGTAAACTTCCAGGAGAAGATAAACCCTTCATTGCAAGTTCTCACTTTAGTGATCCCAATGTTTTAGTGTTCTCACGTGTTGCTGATTATAAAAATGCAGGTGGAGACAGAGTTAGTGTCATACAAGAATTACAGACAGATCTTTTAACAAACGTTCGTAAAGAACAAGAACGTTTAGCTGCAGAAATACAAAATCAAAAAAATAAATTACAAATGAACGAAGAGAGATTACAAAATTCTATTCTAAATAATGATGAGTATACAAAAAATAGAGCACAAGAAAATATTAATCAATTACAAAAAACTCTTCCAAAGGCGGAAAGACTTGCAGAAACAGGTTTGATCAAACCATTTCCTTTGACAGTGGCTGAAGAATTAATACCAACATATCAAAAACAATTAATGGATTTTCAAGCACAGATGGACGATTTAATGAGAGCTGGGATGAATAGACAAGATCCTGAGTATTTAATGAAAATTAATGACCTTCAACAAAAACAATTTGCCGTGTTTGAAGAGTTAACAAATTTAAATCGTGTCAACAAGTTTGAAGAATTAACAGATGGTGTGAAAGTTCCTTCATCATCAGATACTCAATCTTTACAAAATTACGCTGCAAATCAATCAAGTTATGAAAGTCAAAAAGAAATTACTACCTTTCCTCCTATTCCTTTCAATAAACAAGCTGACTATGTTGATCTTATACTTAAAGCTACAATTAAAGACGCAGAAAATAGAAGTATAAATAAAATTGCAATCATGCCATCAGAGGTAGGTGCTAACAATCGTTGGAATAAAACAGGCGATGCTAAGAAAAAATTTCAAAACCTTTACGATAAAGTAGGTGTTCAACAACTCAAAAACATTGCAAAAAAGTATGGCGGTGAGTTAAACGTTGAAAAAATTCAAGATACCAGTAAAGGTAATTTTGGTGTGAAGTTCTTTAATAAGGGCGTTGACGGTAAAGATGTTCTTGATCAAACAGATGGTTTAGATATCAGAGATGCAGAGAGTTATGCCGCTTATTTTGATGCACGTGCGATGCAAGAAATAGAGAACTTTGGTGACGGCAAAGTTATGGTAAGACGAGAAATAGCACCCAATCAATTTTCAGAATTTATTCTAAAAAGCGATAATCCCGATACATCTAAGGGGTATAAGTTGGTAGATCCTACAGGAGATGAGGCAATTATTAGAGTTCTTGAAGAGTATGATCCAAGCTTAGTTGAGATGATGGTTTTAACTTTACCTAGGGTGGAGGATGCTAAGAAATCAGCTCCAATGTTTATGTTTAGGAAAAAAGAAGGTGGCAAAATACCTGAAGATAGGTTAGTTTCAATTACTGATATTTATGGTGATTATTAATGGTAGACAAATTCGATAGCACAGCAGATACGCCGTATCTTGCTCGTGATGCAAAAACAGTTGGCCCAGGTGGCGGTGAAGATTTATTAGCCGAAAATGTTGGCACGACAGTTGACGTAGAAAATCAACAAGCAGAGCTTGACGTAGAAATTATTGATGATGGTTCAGCTATTGTTGGCAAAGATAATGAAGAAACAGTTCAAGATTTTAACAGCAACCTTGCTGAAGTATTAGATGACTCCTATTTACAAGGACTAGCAAATGAACTTCTTGAAAAAGTAGATAACGATAAATCAACTAGAGAAGATTGGGAACAAGCTTATACAAAGGGTTTGGATCTCTTAGGTTTTAAATATGAAGAAAGAACAAGACCCTTTAGAGGAGCGTCTTCAGTTAATCACCCTATGCTTGCACAAGCGGTCACTCAATTTCAAGCAATGGCTTACGTTGAACTTTTACCAAGTGATGGTCCTGTAAGAACACAAGTTGTTGGAGCTAATACAACAGAACTTCAACAATCTGCAGAACGTGTCAAAGATTACATGAACTATGAGATTACTCATGTTATGGAAGACTACAATCCTGAGATGGATCAACTTTTATTTCAATTACCTTTATCAGGTAGTGCTTTTAAAAAAGTTTATTATGACGAAGTCGCAGGCAGAGCAACATCAAAGTTTATCCCTGCTGAAGACGTAATCGTACCATACGGTTGTTCAGATTTAGATTCTTGTGAACGAATAACACAAGTATTGAAAATGACAATGAATGACCTTCGTAAAAAACAAGTGTCTGGTTTTTATTTAGATAATGACACTATCAATTATGATTCAGGTAATCAAAGTGGTCTGCAGGAAAAAAAGGATTCTATTGATGGAGAATCACCAGGAACTTATGCAATGGAGGACATGGCAGAACTCTATGAACTTCATGTTGATCTAGACTTAGAAAATTTTGAAGATATAAACCCTAAAGATGGTGAACCTAGTGGTATAAAACTACCTTACATTGTAACCATAGACAGAAGCACAAACAGTATTTTATCTGTCTACAGAAACTACAATGCAAACGATCCTATCAAAAGAAAGAATGAATATTTTGTTCATTACAAATTTTTACCAGGTCTTGGTTTTTATGGTTTTGGTTTAATACACATGATTGGCGGTCTAACAAGAACCGCTACTTCTGCTTTACGACAACTTCTTGATGCAGGAACATTATCTAACTTACCTGCAGGTTTTAAATCAAGAGGATTAAGAATACGTGATGATGATCAACCTTTACAACCAGGTGAGTTTAGAGATGTTGATGCACCTAATGGAATTATACGTGAAGCCCTTATGCCTTTACCTTACAAAGGTCCCGATCAAGTTCTCATGCAGTTACTTGGTTTTTGTGTTGACGCAGGAAAACAATTTGCAGCTGTTGCTGATATGCAAATGTCAGAAATCGGAAGCTCACAAACTCCTGTTGGTACAACCATGGCTCTTATGGAACGTGGCACAAAGGTCATGTCTGCTGTACATAAGAGATTACATTATGCACAGAAAAAAGAATTTAATTTATTAGCAAAAATATTTAAATTAGTTTTACCTCCCGTATATCCATACAACGTCAGTGGAGGACCTAGAGAAATTAAGATGTTAGACTTTGATGACAACATCGATATCTTACCTGTTTCTGACCCTAATATTTTCTCTATGTCACAACGAGTGACACTAGCACAAAACCAATTACAACTTGCACAAGCTGCACCACAGATGCACAATCTTTATGAGGCATATCGAAGAATGTATATTGCTTTAGGTGTCAAAGATGTTGAGCAAATATTACCTATTCCAAAAGGACCACAACCACAAGACCCTGCACTTGAACACAGCACTGTCTTACTAGGTAGTCCTTTACAAGCTTTTCAAGATCAAAACCATGAGTTACATATCAAAGCACATAGATTATTTTTATCCTCTGTTTTAGTGAAATCAAATCCTATGGCAGTGGTAAATTTAGTTTCACATATTAATCAACACGTATCTTTCTTAGCGACATTGACTGTTGAACAAGCTTTAGTTGTAGAAGCGGAGAAGCTTAGAAAAGAATTTGGAGAAATGATACCTCCTGAGAAGATTCAAGAGCTTCAAGCACAAAGAGCGAGTTTGATTGATACTGAAATTGTCAAAATAACAGAACAAATGGTGCTAGAAGAAGCTGAATCTATGCAAGATCAAAACATGGACCCTCTTGTATTGCTAAAACAACAAGAATTAGCTCTTAGACAACAAGATTTGGAGCTTAAAGCACAGTCAGACGGTGAAAAACAAGGGTTAAGAGAGCAACAATTCGATTACAAACAAGATTTTGATGCTATGAAACTACAAAAAGACTATGATTTAGCAGAATTACGAGCAAGAGTAGCTCAAGCGAGGACAAATGCACCAAAAGGAGGTGAAAATGTTTAATTTATTAGTAGGTCCAGTAGCTGGAATGATTAAAGACGCTGTTACTGGCTTTGTAGAGACTAAAAAGGCAAAAGCAGATCTTGCTTTGACTGAAATTAAGGCACAGAAGTCACTTAAAGAACAACAAATAGCGGGAAAAATTAGTTGGGAGGCTTCTGCGGTTGATCAAATGAAGGGTAGTTGGAAAGATGAGTTTGTTTTACTTGCCCTGATGGTTCCTGCAATTTGTGCCTTCCTTCCTTTTATGCAACCACACATTGAACGTGGATTTCAGATTTTGGAAAGTTTACCTGAGTATTATACCCATTTATTATATTTAGCCTGCAGTGTCAGTCTGGGGGTTAGGGCGGCACCAGGTATTAAAGGAATGATTTCAAAGGTAAAAAAATGAAAAAACAAGTAAAAAAAGTAATCAAGGGTTTGAAGAAAGCATCTAAGCTACATGCTAAACAAGCAAAGACATTACAAAAAGTTATTAAAAAAAGATAATGTGTGAGGGATGCGATACCCTTTGTTTAAAATGCGAAGCAGAATTAGAAAGATGTACTAAATGCGATTGTATATGTCATTGTGGTACGACATGTATGTGTGAATGTGCGATATGCGAACATGAAGAAACTGACAAAGACAGTACCACCTAAGAAAGGGCCTCAATCACAGGGGTTGAAAATTAATTATAAAAATATACAAATAGTTAAGACAAAGAAAAAAGGATAATCTTAACTATGAAACACACCTACTTCAATATACCGGGGTGGTTCAATTACTCAGAATCTTATGACGTTATTGTAGATAAAATTCCAGACGATGGAGTTATTGTAGAAATTGGATCTTTTCTTGGTAGATCAACACATTATTTGGCAACATCATTATTTAATGCAAATAAATTTGACGTGAAAATTTATTGTATCGATACTTTTGAAGGCTCTTCAGAACATGCAAACATAAAACTACCGAAAGATTTTCTTTTTATGTTTAAAGAAAATTTAAAATTTTTTACAGGAAGAGATATGGTCATACCCATACAAAGTCGATCAGATAATCCTGATACATTAGCAAAGTTTGAGAAAGAATCAGTGGACTATATAATGGTTGACGGTGCACATGAGTATGATGCTGTCAAAGAGGATATAGTTAATTGGTGGCCAAAACTTAAAAGCACTGGTGTGATGTTTGGTGACGATTACTCTTTAAAAGCAGTTGAGGTAGCAGTAAAAGAAGGCTTAGCTGAGTGTAAACATAGAGCATATGGTGTTAATAAAGGCTTTGAACAAACATGGTATTGTGCAAAAGACGGTGAAAACATTAACTTAGAAAAACAAATACCAGGAGTTAATACCTTAATATGAGTGTATTTGTAATTCATAATTTTCAAAAAGAACTTAAAAATGCAAGAACTCAATTACTTGAACATTTGGTGCAAGGAGGGGTTGAAAACTTTGAAGAATATAAGTATATTTTAGGAAAGATACACATGCTTGACATGTGCCAACAGGAACTTTCTCGCCTGCTGGATAAAGAGGAGAAAATAGATGACTAAAACTTTATACGTTCCAGAGGACGTATTAAAAAAAATTAAAAACCCTAACGAGGGTGTAAAATCTGATCGTAAAGAATTAGAAAAACTTCCACAACCAGTCGGTTGGCGAATATTAGTTTTACCTTTTAAAGCTCAAGAAAAAACAAAAGGCGGAGTTATACTCACAGATAAGACAGTTGAGGATTCTCAACTTACCGCATCGGTTGCTTTGGTGTTAGCCACTGGGCCTGATGCTTACAATGATAAAGAAAAGTTTCCTAATGGCCCTTGGTGTAAACAAGGCGATTGGGTAGTGTTTGGCAGATACGCAGGATCAAGACTTAGAATTGAAGGAGGAGAAGTCAGGTTGCTTAATGATGATGAGATACTCGGAACCGTTGAATCACCTGAGGATGTATTAACAATTATTTAACATGGGAGGAAAAACCATGCAAACAGAAATAACGTCTGCCGAAAAAGATAAAATGGTCGATCTTGATGTTTCAGGTGAAGGTGCCGAGATTGAATTAGAAGACAAATCTCATGGCGCAGTGAAGCCTGAAAAATATGAAGAGGTCAAAACTGATGAAAAGGATCCATTACAACCTGAAGTTCAAGAAGAACAATCAGAGCAAATGGATCAATATTCTGACAAAGTCAAAAAGAGAATTGATAAACTTACTTATAAGATTCGTGAAGCAGAAAGAGAAAGAGAAGCAGCCCTTCAATTTGCACAAAATGTTCAAAAAGAATTAAGTGATGCAAAAAAACAAACACATGAAGTTGATAAAGGCTACATGTCTGAAAGTGAAGTTCGTAATAGAATGGCCTCTGATCTTGCTCGTGCAAACTTAATTTCCGCTAGAGAACAAGGTGATTATAACAAAGAAGAAGAAGCCAGAGCAGCGCTTACAAAACTTGATCTTGAAGCCGAGAGAATAAGAGTAACTAAATCCAAAAAGGAGCAAGAATATGAAGAGTTCCAAAAGAAAATGGAGCAAGAACAGCAAACCAATATACAACCCACTGCTCAAAGAAGAGAACCTTCCCAGAAGGCTTTGGCGTGGGCTGAAAAGAATACTTGGTTTAGATCAGACGAAGAAATGACAGATTATGCTCAACGAATTCATAGAGGATTAGTTGCAGAAGGATTTGACACTGAATCAGATGATTATTATAATGAATTAACTGTAAGAGTTAAAAACAAGTTTCCAGAGTCCTTTTCGAAGGACGAGGATCAGGCTACCAGAAGCAACAAACTCGCCCAACCAGTCGCTTCTGCATCAAGGTCTGCAACCAGTGGGCGCAAATCTGTTAGGTTGACACCTAGTCAGGTAAAAATAGCAAACAAGCTTGGAGTTCCTCTAAGTGAGTAT